ACTATTGACGGTATCTTATCCATTGAAGCTAATGCTAGATTATATGTTGACCAAGTAAGAGATAGATTCAGTAAAGAAGAACTAGATAAGTTCTTTGATATACTTTATGACGGTGAGAACAAGAATAGAGTATGGGTTCATTCTCATTTTGGAACCAATGACATTGATGATATCTTTACTAAACTTAGATTTATGATTATAGGTTGTGATTGTAAGTGGGTAGTCGTTGACCATCTACACATGCTAGTAAGTGCTGTGCATGAAGGAGATGAGAGACGAGCCATTGATACAATTATGACTAGGCTTAGAAGTTTGGTAGAAGAGACAGGTGCAGGAATCATTTTGGTTTCACACTTAAGACGTGTTGATGGTAACAAAGGACATGAGAATGGTATTGAAGTATCTCTATCTCATCTAAGAGGTTCTAATAGTATTGGACAACTTAGTGATTGTGTGATAGCATTAGAACGTAATCAACAATCAGATGACCCTGATGAAGCAAGAACAACAAAGATGCGTATATTAAAATCAAGATATACAGGCGATGTTGGTATGGCTTGTAGGGTTATATATGATGCAGAGACAGGTAGACTATCTGAACTAACAGATGAAGATATTACTTTTGATGATAGTTTGGACGAGGCATTTTAATGGACTTAGTATTTGACATAGAAACAGATGACCTAAAAGCAACCCTAATACATTGTTTAGTTGCTCAAGATATGGACTCTGGAAAGATATATAAATATCCACCAGATAAATTGGCTGAAGGTTATGAACTGTTATCTAATGCAGATACTTTAATAGGACATAACATCATCGGATTTGATATACCAATGGTAGAGAAGTTCGGTGGTGTTGACTTGTCAAAGATACCGGTCATTGAGACGCTTGTATTGTCTAGGTTATTTAATCCCAACAGAGAAGGCGGTCATAGCCTTGAGAAGTGGGGATATAAATTAGGCTATCATAAGATAGAGTTCTCAGACTATCTTAATTATTCTAAAGAGATGATGGAATATTGTGTTAGAGATGTACAAGTCAATGCTTTAGTTCTAAAGAAACTTAGAGAAGAAAGTAAAGGATTCTCTAAACAGTCTATATCTATAGAACAAGATGTAGCTAGGATAATGAAACAACAAGAGTTAAATGGATTCAAGTTTGATGAAATGAAAGCTCAACTTTTATTAGCTGAACTTAGAGAAAAGAAACAAGCCATTGAAGATGAAGTTCATAATACATTTAAACCTAAATGGGTAGATGATAAGTTAGTCACACCTTACATAAAGAAAGACGGAGACTTATCTAAACGTGGACTTACAGATGATGAATATCAAAGATGTTTAGATACAAATAACTTTGAACCTTTTATGAGACAAACACTACAGGATTTTAATCTTGGTAGTCGTAAACAGATTGGAGAATATCTTGTAGACTTTGGTTGGAAGCCAGAAAGGTTTACACCCACAGGTCAACCAATAGTAGATGAGAAAACTCTATCAGCAATCACACACATACATGAAGCCAAACTTATAGCAGACTTCTTACTGCTTCAAAAACGTATAGCTCAAGTTGACTCTTGGGTTGAAGCTGTTCAAGAAGATGGAAGAGTTCATGGCTTTGTAATACCTAATGGTGCTATCACAGGTAGGATGACACATAGAAATCCTAACATGGCACAGGTACCGGCAGTCTATAGTCCTTATGGTAAAGAATGTAGAGCATGTTGGACTGTAGAAGAAGGTAATGTTTTACTTGGAGTTGATGCTTCTGGTCTTGAGATTAGAATGTTAGCTCACTATATGAATGACGAGGAGTACACAAATGAAATCATTAACGGAGACATACACACCTCTAATCAAAAACTTGCAAAGCTTGAATCAAGAGATAAGGCGAAGACATTCATCTATGCCCTCATGTACGGAGCAGGAGATGAAAAGCTTGGCTCTGTGGTTGGAGGAAGTACAGCAGATGGTAAAAGAGCTAGACAATATTTCTTTGATAATAAACCTACATTTAAAGCTCTTAGAGACAGAGTACAAAGAGCATCAGCAAAAGGTTATCTCAAAGGATTAGACGGTAGAAAACTTTATATACGTAATGCTCATTCAGCTTTGAATACTTTACTTCAAGGAGCAGGTGCTATTATAATGAAACAAGGATTAGTTTTATTAGATAACGTATTAAAATTAAATGCAGTAGAATATAAGTTCGTTGCTAACATACACGATGAGTGGCAGATAGAAGTACCAGAAGATAAAGCTGATTTTGTAGGAGAGTTTGCTGTAGATAGTATTGTAAAAGCAGGAGAACATTTTAATCTTCGTTGTCCTTTGGATGGCGAATACAAAATAGGAGACAACTGGAGTGAAACCCACTAAAGAATACGATTGGAAATTTGACAGAGTTAATTCACAAGGAGAAGTAATTTTTAGACATGAGACAAACGAAACTGTAGAACAAGTTGTTAAATTTTTAGAAGATAAAAATGTTAAATATGAATTAACAGAAGGAGCAGGTTCAACTATGTTTTGGATATACTGTAACGCTACTAAATATTCTTATTACAGCACTACAGGAAGATGGTCTCCTATTAAAAAAAATAATTATCCAACTAAACATTATTCATCTAAAAATATTAAAGATTTTTATGAAAGATTTTTATTAGTAAAGAATGAATTTAAACCAACTGAAGAGAAAGTTGAAAATGTAGAAACAATTTTAAAAAATAATAAAATAGAATACAAAATAAAAAAAGATATAATTACTTTAACTACAAAAGCTATTCCAAGAAAAGATGGTAAAGGAAACAAAAGAAGATATTCTTATGAATATATTGTAGGAAAAGGAAAATGGAGAAATATAAATTCTGATGGAACTCCTAATGAAAAGTTTTATCAAGCAAGTAGTATAGAACATTTTTTAACAAAATTTTTTAATGATGATATTAAGGTAATAAAACATGAAGCCAAATAAAAAAGACCAAAAGAAATTTGATTTAGATTTACAGTATGGAGAGATAAGAGAACAAAAGATAGCAGACATGCTAACAGGTAAGAAAATAGAAGTTAAATCAGAAAGAGATACTTGGATGAAGACAGGTAATATATGTATTGAATATGAATCATGGAGTAAACCATCTGGTATCAGAGCAACTGAATCAGACTATTGGTTTCATAATTTATGTGTAGGAGACAATGAGTTCTGTACATTAGTATTTAAAACAGATGTACTTAGAACTATAGTTGATGAGTTAGATAGTTTTAAAACTGTATGTGGTGGAGACCATAATGCTAGTAGAATGTTTCTTGTTAGTCTTCAAAAATTATTTTCATCAGATGTAATTAAAGCTTTTAAGGAGTCAGAAGATGAAAAAAAATAAAAAAACACTTGACACATTGGTCGAAGATATATATAATAAATTGTCGGCTTTAGGAAAAGGCGAACATCTTGACATAGATGAGGACACAATAGAACAGTTTGGAGAGTCCATGAAAGAGATTCTCTACTCTTGGTCACACCCTAGTCCACGAGGTAAACCTGCCTTACGTATGTCTAACATAGGCAAACAGCCTAGACAATTGTGGTATGAAATGAACTCTGAATCTGATACAACAGAGGTCATCTCTCCACCTACATTTATTAAGTTCTTGTATGGACATCTACTTGAAGAGATAGTTTTATTTCTTGTTAAGTTATCTGGACATGAAGTTACTAATGAACAAAAAGAAATAACTGTATCTGGAATCAAAGGACACATGGACTGTGTTATTGATGGAGAAGTTGTAGATGTAAAGACTGCTTCTGGTTTTGCATTTAAAAAGTTTAGAGACGGAACACTAGCAGAGGATGATGCTTTTGGTTACATGGCTCAACTTGCAGGATACGAACAAGCAGAAGGAACTAAAAACGGTGGCTTCCTTGCTCTTAATAAAGAGTCTGGGGAGTTAGCTATGTTTAAACCTGATAACTTTGATAAGCCTAATATCAAAAAGAAAATAACTGATATTAAAAAAGCTGTTAAGTTATCTACTCCTCCTGATAAATGTTATGATGACGAACCAGATGGTAAGTCTGGTAACATGAAACTTGCTAGAGGTTGTGTATACTGTAGACATAAGTTTGAATGTCATAAAGATGCTAACGATGGTAAAGGTTTAAGGGTGTTTAAATATTCAACAGGTTATAGATACTTAACTCAAGTACCTAAACCACCTAATGTTATAGAGGTAACACAGATATGAATGGTAGAAAAGCAAAAGCCTTAAGAAGAAAAGCAGAAGAACTTCTTATTAGTTGGATAAGAACTATGGTACCTGAAGGAGAAGATGCTACTAAGATTACTAAGAAAAACTTACATGAGTTTCTACCAGAACAAAAACATATCTTTGCTAACAATAGATTTATGTTAAGTGCCTATAGTCTTAGATGGTTTTATAAAAAGGTAAAGAATAATCCAAACATTACTTTGGAAGATTTAAATGCCTAGAAGAGTACCAAGAAAGCCAAGACCTAAAAAGATTAACGTACCTAAAGGATACGATAGTGCTTGGGAATATGATATACATCAAACACTTCTCAAGGATTGGAAACATCATTGGGATACTATAGAGTATGTTGTTCAACATAAATATGAAGCAGACTTTGTAAAAGTTATAGATGGTAAAACAATATTACTAGAAGCTAAAGGTAGGTTCTGGGACTATGCAGAGTATAGTAAGTACTTACATATTAGAAAAGCATTACCTAATAATTATGAGTTAGTTTTTCTTTTTCAAAAACCTTACTCACCTATGCCGGGTGCAAAGGTAAGAAAAGATAAAACAAAAAGAACTCATGCTGAATGGGCAGATACAAATAATTTTACATGGTATAGTGAAGAGACATTACCGGAGGAATGGAAAAGTGAATTATAAATTTAACGAAGATAAAATATTAAATGAACTAAAAGCATACATAGGTAATACATATGCTCAACACTATGCTAACGGTAAGTACCAAGCAACTGATATGATAATTGATTCTGGATATGGAGAAGGATTCTGTCTTGGAAACATTATGAAGTATGCTATGAGGTTTGGAAAGAAAGACGGAAAGAACAACTTAGACTTATATAAAATAATACACTATGCTATAATAGCAATCTACGTAAACAATAAGGAACAAGACAATGGTTGAAGATAAGATAGGAACTAAGCCTTACTTAGGAATTGAAATAGACTATGACAAAGAAAAGACATTTGATAAATTTAGTTTAGACACACTCAAAGATAGATATTTTTGGGAAGGAGAAACACATGCACAAGAAGCATTCGCAAGAGCCTCCGTCTTCGGAGCAACATTCAAAGGGGAGACCGATTTTGAGTTGGCTCAAAGACTTTATAACTACGCTTCCTCTCGTTGGTTCATGTTCAGCACTCCTATTCTTAGTAACGGGGGTACCACTCGTGGGCTTCCTATCAGTTGTTTTCTCAATTATGTTCCTGACAGCAGGGGTGGTTTATCTGCTCACTATGATGAGAACATATGGTTGGCAAGTTCGGGTGGAGGCATTGGTGGATATTGGGGCGATATTAGGAGCAACGGTATTTCAACTACTCATGGTAGTCGTTCTACTGGTTCAATTCCTTTCATGCACGTAGTTGATTCTCAGATGTTAGCCTTTAATCAAGGCACAACAAGGCGTGG